ATAATAGGTTTTCTTTTTGATTCTTCTTGTTCTAAATATTTGTCAATTACTTTTATTGATTGATGTCTAAATTCTTGTACTGTCGCAACTGGTACTATGACCATTCGTTTACTATCAATACCTCTTGTTTCAACTAAATCTTTTGTTAACGCACTTTCTGATTCAAAGTAAATTACACCTGCGTCTTTGTTTTTGTCTAAAAATGCTTTTACAATTCCTAAAGCAAAGAAAGTTTTACCTGTTGCAGCTTCACCTGCAATTGCTGTTATTTTATTTGATGGCATACCACCAAAGATTGAACCAGATAGTAAAGCATTAAATGCCAAAGAGCCTGTGTCTATAAAACTATCTACATCTCCTGCTTCTACACCTTCACTTACTAGGGTTGCATATTCATTACCTGTTTCTTTGATTATATCTTTTAGAAAATCACTCATTCATTGTCTCCTTATTATGTGTCTATTATATCAAATCATCTTTACTTTGTCAAGCGTTGTTGGATCAGGTTTACCTTCCCATTCAAATCTATATTTTTCGTTTTTAGGTATCCAACCTTTTACTGGCTTTTCAAAGTCATCATGGTTCATTTTAGTCCATACTCTATCAAACATTTCATTTACATCAATTGTTCCGTAATGACTAACAATACTTGACTCAACACGACTTAATCTTTTTTCTAATACTTCTTTATTGTATTCAAGTAGTCTTTGATAATCCCAATATTCTTTGAGGTCTTTGTAAGATATTTTTGATATGGCCATACTCATATTTATTAGAACAATGTTGCCCTCCTACTATGCCTAAAGTAATCTAATTTTTCTTTAGAAAAACACCAAACGTTTTCAATATATATTCGATTCATAAACTCAGCCTTTTCTTCTTCACTTTCAAATAGCTTATCTGATTTAGGTCTTTGCATTATTCTCATACCTATTTGTCCTACAAAGTGTTCTTTTAAACTATCTACAAGTTCATCACTTGAATAATATCGTTTACCTTTTATATTAGGATCCATTATATTAACAAATAAATGTTTTGATCTTTCAAAACTTTTTTTAGCAACAGGTAAATAAAAATCATCACGCCATTTAGAATATTCGTCAAACTTTTTCCATGATTGATTTTCTTCTTTCTCACCACCTTCATTATATCTTTCTGTAGAAAAGTATGGTGGACTTGTAAATGCACAATCTATATTATCTATTTTATCCCATGGTAAATCTTCAGCGCCACAGTTATAGATAGTTACTTTTTTAGGTTTAGGTAAGAAACTATTATATGTTTCTACTTGTTTTAAATATTGTTTGTAAGTATTAGGATTTGGATCACAACCGATATATTCTTCAGCGTCACTAGTAAAGAAACCTGCAAGTCTATCACCCCAACCACATGATGTATCTAACACTCTTTTAGCATTTGTCATCTGATAGATTGTCTTTGCTACATTAGGTTTAAATTGTGTTGCAATATATGTACCTAATCTAAAGGCTGATATATAACTTTTATCGTTTAAAACACCACCTCTTAATTCTGTTTTGCCATCCACTTCTACTGGTTTCATACCATTAATTCCACGCCAGATGGGGCCAAGACATCGCCATATATCTTTTGCTGTACCATTTTGCCATACATCTATAGGTGCTTTAAAGCCAAAACTGCTACAATTCAATCTTAAATGTTGATGAAAATAATTTGACACATCATTAAATATAGATGGTGCGTCTATGATACCAAGACCATGATCTTTAAAATTATACTTATAGTCATCATACTTTTCCTTTACATTTTTTTCTAACTGTTCTACAGGCTTTACATATTCCCATACATCTTGTTTTTGTAAAGATTTAAAACATTGACGCATTACCTCATATGAAATCTTCTTTAAAGGAAACTTTGGTCTATGCTCTGCAATGTATTCTGCTAAATCTAATCTAAACTGCTCTTTACCAATATCATTGGTAACAGTTTCAAACTGCTGTTGATCCATTATCGGCAGTTTATTTTCATCTGCATATTTACTTAGGTATTTCATCATTCCACTTTCTTAACATCCAATATATAAATCCATATATCATTATAACACATATTATTGCTATTGTCAATTGCATATTAAAATTTATCTGTTTGATTTCCCCAACTATCCCAACCACTTCTTTGCGTTCTAGCAAACAGTTCTATATAAGGTCCTTCTAATAAGTTCTCTATATGATTGTACATTATATCTGGCTTTCTACTATGTTCCCTACGTTGTTCTACAACTAATTGAGGTACTGATTTACTGATTCGTTTTGGTTTACCTTTTGTTGCAAGTAAACACATTTCGGGATTGCCTCTAGTCCAGTAACCTAAACCTGTAAAATAACCTTCAGATTTTCTATTTGTTTTCGCCCAAGTAAATCCTACAGTTTTATATTTAAAACCCCAAGCATTAATTACTTCAAAGGCCTTGTCTAACAATGGATCAATTACCCACATTAATAAAACTGAATTGTCGTTTGCAATTTTATTAACAGGTAAATTACATATATCTTTAAAGTTCATAACGTTATAGTGTTTTTCAGGACTTCTATCTTTACCTTTATTAGAATACGTTTTAAAAGACCATGGTGGGTCAGCGTAAATTACACTATACTTTTTATCAATGTCCATATCAATAATATAATAATTAAAAATCTAGGAATACTCCAATCAGTTTTAATTGCAAGTATGCCTCCTGTTGCATAACCCCAATGTATCATCACCATAATTAAAAACAATTCGATCATTCAAAAAAACTTTCAAGTGTAGCCTCACGTTCAAGTTTCCAACCAATAGAATCTAATATAAACTTTAACGGATCAGTAAATGTTTTTTCAAATTGCATGTCGTAATCAACATACTTGTGTAAATCAAATTCATATGGTATCTTTGTAGAAAAAGATATAACAGTATCTTTAACTGTGTTTGGCATTTTTAACATTAAAAATTTAATCTTATCACCATCTCTAATTAAAGGATATTTTCTTTCAAGTTTGTTTTTATATATGTAATGATTATAAATCAAAGCACCCTTTACATGAATAGGTGTGCCTTTCTTATAAATTTGTGATGAATCAATATATCTGTTCAAATTATTACAAGACCTAGGAAAAGCAACTTCTTCAGGTGATAATGTTTTAAATACTTCTTTAAAATCACTTACAAACTTAATAAGATTATCTTCCGTATCATTCATAATTACACGAATAGCATCTTTAATTTTACCACGGCAAACTTCAGGTGTAGATGATTTAACTGCTTCAACACCCATAATCTTTAGTTTAGGTACATCATATCGGACACCTTCTTCATCAAATACGTTCATCATATATCTTTTTTTAGCAACCCATATTCCTTTGTTAGCAATTGCTTCTCGTTTCATAATCATTTTTTGTTGATAAGCATTTACATACTTAGCAAGATTTTCAAAACTGGCATCAATAACTTTTTGTATTTTATCTCTTGCGGCCTTGTCTAAAAAATCTACTATTTGATTTACTGTTTTATCTTTACAAACCTTTTCTACAAGTTTGTCTAATCTTAAATAAATTGAATCTGTATCTGACGCAACAACATAATTTACATTACTAGTATTTAAAATCTTATTCATAAATTTATTGACATCTCTTTCAACCCAACGAATAGATAACTGACCACCCAATGTAATTGCTTCTGCCTGTTTTACATCAAAGTATCTGAAGTATTGATTACCAATTGCACCATAGGCAGAGTTTAAAGAAATCTTTTTTGCCATTTGTATATTATGACAACGAGCAATCTCATTTGAATAGATTGGATCTTTTGTCTTTTGAAATTCTTTTTTTGCTTCAATCGCCTTTTGTTTAAACACGACTCTTTCTGTGTACATTTTTTCCATTAACTCAGCAAGAAAACCTTGTTTATCTCTTTTAAACATAGCACCGTTTGGTGCAATTGTAACATTTTTATCTTTTGCCCATTTAAGATTTAATCTTTCATCTAAAAAGTTTTCAACACCAACCGCCTTTGGTTCAACACCAATAAATGTTTCAGGACTTATATTGTATTGCATAATTAAATGTGGATAAAGAGAGTTCAAATCAAATGATACAATCCATTCATGTAGACCAAGTTGCGGATCTTTTACATATGCACCTTCATATTGAGTATCTTTTTCATGGTCTTCTCTTGGCGGAATAATAATATTCTTTTTAAGTAGATGATTGTAAATTAAAGTATCCCAACAACGCACTTGTGAATATACATCTGTATAATTTACTTTATAGTCGTAGGCCATAGTTAAACACAATTCAATCAATCGCATCTTATCTTCAAGTCTATCAACTAATTCAACATCTTGGATATTATATTCAACAAATCTTTGATAATCTTTTGTATAGAAATCTTTAAATGTTTCATATGGATTATCTAACTTTTGTTCGCCAAGTTCTACCTTAGCAATATAATTTAATTTGTAACTTTCTTGCCTAACGTATGTAAACTTTTTATATAAATCAAAATAATCTAAAACAGAAACGCCAAGTATATTCCAAAACTGTGAGTTCTTGTTTCCCATTTGTACCCTATCAGCGTTGACATAATTCCACGGTGAAAATTTATTGATAGTATCATTATCAAATATAAATCTCATTCGATTCATAAGATAAGGTATGTCAAAGAATTTTACATTCCAACCTGTAACAATATCAGGATGATTTTTGCACCAGAATTTAAGAAACTCTAGTAGTAAATGTTTTTCGTTTTGACATTTAACATAAGTTACATTTGCTTTCTTTGAAATAAAGTCACCAGTACCCCATGTTAATATCTGTTTATTGCTATGATTTTTTACAGTAATACAGATAATCGTTTCTTTTGCAGTATCAGGATCGGGAAAGCCATTCTCACACTCGGTTTCTATATCAAGTGTAAATAACTTAATATAGTCTTTATTCCATCGTATATCATCTTTGTATTCGTCAGCAATATATTGATAATTGTAACGGTTCATACCATAGATTTTATATTCAGGTATGCCGTTATATTCATTATAGAAATTTTTAGCTTTTACAATCGAATCAAATCTTTTTGATTTGAGATTTATGTCGTCTAGTGTTTTAAATTGAGATTGTTCTTTTGTAGGTAGATATAACTTAGGACTATAATTAATACGACTTAAATATGATTGACCGTTAGCGACACCTCTTATGAGTAGTTTACCTTTATGCTCAACTACATTTGTGTAAAAAGTACTCGCCAAATTCATATAATATTATAACACAAAGACTTTAAAAAGTCAACTATGTAATAATTTTACTTTTAGGTGTAACTAAGGAACCAGTATTTTGTTGATAAGCATTTATCATGTTATCATCAGGTGTTGTTTCAGTTATAATATTTAATTCTTTAATATGTATAACTTCATCTTTTGTATATGGTATATAAGGATGAAATCCTATTTGCATAGGTTTGCCAGGTTGACCTTGCATTGGTATTAATACAAAAGGTTTTTTTATTGCTACAGATCCTGCAATGTCCGACTCAGTTGACGTACCAATTACGTCCTCACCAGAGGTGAGTCTATATAATCTAATCATAATATACTCCTATTCAGTTTTAGATTCTTCAGTAGTTTGTTTTTTTCCAATATTATATTTTGCTTGTAAATTCCATTCACCCTTTTCTTTAAAAGCAATTATCTTAATCTGTGATAATGGTGCTTTATTTTCAGCAGTTTTTGGATTTACAATTGTCAATAAATTCCAATCTTGTAATAAAACTGATACTGTATTTCGTCTTTGTATATCGTTCTCAACTAAAGTAGCTTTTTTACCATCTAAAGCAAATAACTCTTTGAAATGAACAATGTAATATTTACCTTGTTTGTGTAGTATATGACAAGATTGAAATAATGTTTTATCTTTCCTACTTGCAACACCTATTCGGGACAAAGTTT